GAGGCGTAGGCTGCCGTCCGACAACGTATGACGGCCCGCTGGACACTGCCGCCAGCCACATAGCGCGGCACGCCGCGCCCTCCAAGCCCCCGCCAGCGGGGGCTTCGTGCTTCCCAGGGGGAGTTTCATGCCAGAACCGTGGGCCACCATCCTGGCTGGCCTGACCGGCCCCTACGGAGTCATCGTTGCCCTGAGCGTGGTCGTCTACTTCCTCTGGAAGCTCTTTAGAGAGAGCGAGAAGGAAGCACGCGATGACCGCATCACGCTGCGCATCGTGTCCGATTCGGTCGTCTCCCTGACGGCCGAGATCCGCGGCTGGCGCGAGGTGACGGCCGCCCTGCTCGAAGACCTGCGCAAACGGCGGACCCGATGAAGTGGCTGAGACGACTCTTGCAACCCAGCGTTGAGGAAGAGCGCGGCGAGGTCCACAAGGCAGCCCAGGAAGCCATCGAGGCTGCGGCCGATGCCGTCTCCGCTTCGGTCAAGGCACGGCGGCGGGTGCTCGACCTGGAACTCCAGCTGCGGCGTCGCGCTCCATGATCGTCTGGATCTGGACCCTGACCGCTGCGCTCGGGGCGCTGATTGCGATCTGGAACACGCTCGACGCGTGGACCGATCTGCGCGCGCTGGGCAGCCTGTCCAATGGGCGCCGCCTGATCGCGGTGGGCTGGGTGCGGCGCGAGGCGGTTCGGGTCTTCGTCCAGGCATCGTGGGCCTTCATCGGCTTCCTGGCGCTGCCCACGGCCAGCGATGACGTCAGCCTGATCGCGGTGCTGCTGGTGGCCACCAACGTGGCGCTGGCGGCCAACACCATTTACGACGCCCGGGACCGGATCGTCCTGCGAAGGATCATCGGTCCCGACTGATCTGCCCGCCCCGGCGAAGTGCCCACGACACGGGGCGGGCATCTCCTCAGCGGATCCGGGCCGGGAAGCGCATATGTCGGACTCACTCGCGTTGAGTCCGGCCCCGCTGATCGGTGAGTCCATGCACCGGCCCGGATCCGTGTCGCCCATCTGCCGAGGGGGGCTGAATGGCTGCACTCCTCATCGCCCTCATCCTGGCCTTGACCGGCATCGTCCGAGTCGAATCGCCGGCGCTGGACGCCCTCGCTGAGCAGCGTGCCCATGAGGTTGCGGTCGGCGGCCTCGAGCACCGCGATCTCGATGAGCTCGACAACGGCCAGTGGTCGGGCTGGGGCGAGGTCCTGGCCTGGAACAGCGGCTTCGAGCATCCGGCTGAGGCGGCCATCGACGGCTGGGCGGCTTCGCCCAAGCACCACGCCATCCTGTTCAACGCCGACTACACCCACATCGGCTGCGGCTCCGAGCAGCGGCTGACCGACTCCGCGGCCGCCAGCGCCGGCTGGTACTTCGTCTGCATCCTGGCCAGGCCCGTCGCTGGAGCTGTGCCCGGCGGCGGGACCATCCCGAACACCTCGACTGGCGAGCGCGCCACTGAGTTGGTGGCCGCGGCGTTCGTGTTCGTGATGCTGCTGGGGGTATTCCTGATCCGCCACCGGAGGCCCTGATGTTCGGCAACCCGGTCGCCCAGGCCGTCATCCGTCCACCCGGCTCACCCCTCATCGTCGGCGACTTCCGCGTCACCGCCACCTTCGGGCAGATCGACGACGCGCATCCCACCCCGCACATCGGGGTCGACATCGGCAACGGGAAATGCGGTGAGCCGATCCTGGCCATGGAGGATGGTCCTGTCTCGTTTGCTGGCCTGATCGTCACGTCACTCGGCTCAGCCAAGGTCGTCCGCGTCAAGCATCCGCAGTTCAGCGACGCGACCTGGGAGTCGGGCTACGCCCATCTCAACACGATCGAGGTCAAGGTCGGCCAGCTGCTCACTCGTGGCCAGCGCCTCGGCACGCTGGGCATGACCGGATCGACAGCCTGCCACCTGCACATCGGCATGAAGCGCAACGGGGTCGAGGTCGACTCCTGGCCGCTTCTGGATCAGAACGGGGTCGACATGCTCAAGGGCACCCTGCCGCGCCGCATCAACAACCGCAAGGGTTTGGTCCTTAGCGACAACACGCGCTTCCGCGCTGGTCCGACTCTCGCTGATGAGATTCTGGCCGAGTTCCCCAAGGACACCGAAATCATCCCGACCTACAGCGTAGTGGGCGAGACGGTCAATGGTCAGTCGCGTTGGTACGCCGCCATTGCCTTGGCTGGGCAGGATCGAAAACTCGGCTACTTCAATCTCAGCACGATCGGCCCGCTGGTGGCGATCGAGGTGACCGGCCACAGCGACCAGGAGCTTGCCGACGCTGCCAAGAAGGGTGCTCACCTTGCGGCAGATTCAGTCTCGCAGGCAGCGGTTGCCGAAGCAACGAAGTACCCAGGAGGGTGACGTGAACATCGATCAGTTCCTGCTCATCGTCGCGGCCATCTGCTTTGGCCTGGCTGCGATCGGTGTCAACTCGCCGATCGGACTCGTCCCGTTGGGTCTGCTGCTCTGGGTCTTGACGGTGCTGATATGACCAGCCAGCAACCCGTACTTATCAGCTCGGCGATCGGTGGCGTACTGAGTACCGGAGTCGCCTTGGCCGCGGTGCTCTGGCCCGACCGCCTCGAACCCATCTTGCAGGCGGCCATCATCGCCTTCGGCAACTCAGTCATCTTGACCGCAGGCGCTATCTACGCCTTCCTCAAGTCCACTCCGGTTGCCAACCCGACCCTGCCTCCTGGCTCAGTCGTCAATGTGCAGGGCAGCGAGGACAAGGTGGAGATTCAGCCCACTCCACCAGGTCCAGCAGCCATCGAAGGCGGAGGTGTGGGCTGATCCTCGGCCTCGCCTTCGCGGACCAGGTCGGCCTCCTGCTCATGGTCCTGCTGGCGGCTGCGCTGCTGGCGCTCCTCTGGAAAGGTCACGATGAGAATCGCCCGCCCGGGCCGCGATGAGCGCTGTCCCTACTGCCGAACCCTGCTGGGACGCGTTCCGTTCCCGGCCTCGCACATCCGCCGTTGCCTCGAGGTGCGGCGCAGTGAGAACGAGAGGACGAACGATGCCCGATCAGGAGAAGCCCGCTAATCCGGCGATCGACGCTGCCATCGCAGCAGCTGCCGCGCCGAAGCAGGTCAACCTGCAGATCCAGCTCAGTGGGGGGCGCATGGCGATCGTCTCGGTCCCGGTGCCGATCACGCCTGAGGATGCGGCTCGCGTGATGACCGCGTTCGGCTCGTTCTTCTTCCAGAACTTCGACGCCGAGCAGAAGGCCACCGCAGGCGGGCGAATCATCCTGCCGAGTTAGCCATGAACCGTCCTCCTGGGGACACCTGCATCTGCCGCCAGCCGCTGGTCGACTCCGACATCGGCGAGGATGGCGACGACGACTTCTGCTGGCGATGCCGCCGGCCCGTGGTCACTGGCGATGACGAGGACGACGAATGAGCCTGCCGCCGATGGTCATCGCCACCGCTGGCCTCCCTGCTCTCAAGGACATGAGCGCCCAGTGGAAGGCGTTCATGGGCATCGAGGATCCGGAGGCGCGCTACCACTACGAGGCCTTGGCTGACTTCGCGCGCGCTCCGGCCGACGAGGCGTGGGTCTATCGCTGCGTGGCGCTCCGCTACCAGTTCGCGCAGTCCGTGCCGCTGAAGGTCTACGTGCGCCAGGGCAAGAACCGGGTCGCGGTCGAGGACTTCGAGCCCCGCGATGCAGCCGGCGAGGACCTGCAGTTCCTGCTCGACGATGCCAATCCGGTCAGCATGTCGGGCAGCGATCTGAAGGCCTACACCGAGGCGGCCCTGTCGGTGTGGGGCGGCACCTACTGGCATAAGGTGCGCGGCCGGCTCGGCGGACCGCCCCAGGAGCTCTACTGGCTGCGCACGCCTGACGTCGACGCGCAGATGGGACGCGTGGCGCCGGACACCTACAAGTACGGGCCGGCCGGCGCCAGCGCCGAGTCCTACGACCGGCGCGACATTGTGCCGTTCATCAAGCCCAACCTGGTCAACCAGTTCAAGCCGCTCTCGCCCCTCTCCAGCATCCGCCACGAGATCGGCTTCTCGGTCATGGCCGGCATCCGGGCCGAGGCCCTAATCGCGAACTGGTCCGTCCCGCCGGGGGCGTGGGTGGCGCCGCCCAACAGCGACATCGGTGATCAGGACCGGCGTCTCATCACCCGCATCCTGCGCCGGATCCGGGGCCCCAAAAACGCCGGCCGCATCCCCGTGCTGCCCGGCGGCCTCGACTGGAAGCAGATGGCTCTCTCGCCCCACGACAGCGAGCTGCTCGCCAACCGCAAGCTGTCACGGCTGACGGTTTGCGCGGCGCTGCAGGTCCCGCTGCCGCTGGCCGGGGACAACGAGATGAGCGGCGTCTACCGTTCGACACTCGATGCCGAGCGGGTCTTCGCGCGCGGCATGATTACCGACCTCGACTGGCAGGCCGACCAGATCAACTCGTGGCTGACGCCCGACTTCGATCCCAGCCGGCGCCGGCTGCTGGTCGGCTTCGACTACGGCGAGATCGAGGCGCTGCAGGAGCCGGAGAGCGCGCGGAAGCGCATCGCGCTCGACGAGGTGAAGCTCAAGGCTCGCACGCCCAACGAGTACCGCGCCACCTTCAAGACGGGGCCGGCCGTGCCGTGGGGCGACCAGCCTCTGTTGATCGCCAACGTCGTGCCCGAGCCGGGCGAGAGCGCGCCGAGCCGGCAGCCTGGCCTGATCGAGGACGAGCCCGAGCTGTTGCTCTCGGCGCTGCGCTCGATCACCGACCTCTACCGCCGGCCCCAGGTTCGCGCCTTCCTCGATGGCGAGCCGCTCGACCTCGAGGGACTGGTCGGCGTCAAGGCCGACGACGAGGCCACCTCCATCGTTGAACTCGGTCTCCGACGTCGCTACAACCCCGAGCAGATCATCGCCGGCGTACCCGACGAGCATTTCCCTGGACTTCGAGGTGCCTGATGGCCGAATGGACCGCGTCCTACATAAATGACTTGCCGGACCCGTCCTTCGCGGTGATCGAGTCGGGGGGGGAGAAAGACGATGCCGGAAAGACAGTCCCGCGCTCACTGCGCCACTTCCCACACCACGCTGCCAACGGAGATGTGGATCTGCCGCACCTGCGTAATGCCCTCGGCCGGCTCGACCAATCGGACCTGTCTGATGCGCTGAAGAGCAAGGCGCGCAAGCATCTCGAGGCGCATGCCGAGGAGGAGAACGTGGGAGAGGCAGCCGAGAAGAGCCTCGCGGTCAAGTTCGTTGACGGCTCGGACGACCTGATCGAGGGACTGATCCTGCCCTATGGCGGCCCGTTGGGCGGGCGCGACCTGACCGGCACCTTCTTCACCAAAGACACCAACTTCTGCCTCGAGTGGTTCCCCGAGGGGGGCCGGCCCGGCCTGTACGCCCACGGCTTCGACGGGGCCACCAAGACAAGCGTCATCGGACGCGAGGTGAAGAGCTGGGTCGACGACAAGGGCCGCTGGCTGCAGGCGCAGCTCGACAAGAGCCACCAATACTGGGCCGAGATCAAGGAGCTGGTCGACGCCGGTGCCCTCCGCATGAGCTCCGGAGCGGTCGACCACCTGGTCGAGGTGGCCGCCAAGAGCGGGGCCATCAAGCAATGGCCGTGGGTCGAGTGGAGCCTGGTGCCGAACCCTGCCAATCCCGACGCGGTCGTCTACCAGGTGAAGAGCGCCGAGGCGGTGCAGCACCTGGTCGCGATTGGGCTTACGCCGCCTGAGCCGCTCGCGGCCATCACGCCGGCGGTGAAGGGCATCCAGACCTTCTCGGACATCCAGGCCGCCGCCGTCATGGACGACGAGCTGCCGGAGGCGTTCGACACCTTGCGATCGGCGATCTACAGCGCCATCTGGGCGGTCGGCGCCGACATGCAGCCCTACTCGGCCGACGACAAGCAGGCCGCGATCCAGCAGAGCCTGACCGAGTTCGGTGCCTACGTGGTCGGCATCCTCGACCGCGCGGCCCGCAGCGCGCCGCCGGCGACGAAGGAAGACCGTCACAACAGCGGCATCGGCATGGCCGACATTCAGTCCATCCACGATCACTCCGCGAGTCTCGGAGCTGCCTGCAGCGGCGCCGGCAAGGCGACTGACGTACCACCTGCACCCGTGCTGGCCATTCGGGCCGGTAACGGGGCGGCGCCGACGTCGGAGGCCGACCTGGCCACCGTTCGAAAGGAGCTGGCCACCAAGGCCGTCGAGACCGCCCGTTCCCTGCTCGGCCGCCACTAGGCGTCCTCAGCAGCCATCCCCGCTTCCCGGGCCGCCGTAGAGGCGGCTCGCTTCCTGTGAGGTTCAAGCGCATGAGCGCAGCCCCCGAGATGCTCACGCTGACCGCGGAGCAGCTGCAGTCGATGGTGGCCGGTGCCGTCACCGAGGCGATCAAGGCGGTCAACACGCCCGATCCCGAGCAGCGACCGCCGGCAGCCACCAAGGAGGCCCCCGCGGTCCTCCGTCGCAGCTATGGTCCGCCCCGCCTGGGCGTGGCCATGAAGGCCCTCGGCCGCGGATCCTTCCGCCAGTCCGAGTCGTTCGAGCGAGACGTCAGCCAGACAGCCGCCGAGCTGTGGGGCTACAAGGGACAGGTCGAAGAGGACGACCCCAACGATCCGGTGGTCGGGGAGTTCGGCGCGGCTAAGTCCTTCCGCTCCATCATCTGGCCGAAGTCCCGCGCCGAGATGGCCGAAGTCCTGTACGCGATGGGCGAGAAGGCCCACGCCGAGCAGTTCGAGCGGCTCGACGCCGCCATCAAGGCGATGGGTGAGGGCACCGGCTCGGCCGGTGGCTTCATGGTCCCGACGCAGTACGCGCAGGACCGCTTCGCGTACGCCCTCGTGTCGCAGACCGCCATCCGCCAGATCCCTGGCATTGAGTCGATGCCGGTGACCAGCAACGTGATCGGCCTGCCGCGGGAGTCGGTGGCGGCCGGCGGGTCGCAGGCCAATGAGGCCGGCGTCCTGACGGTCCAGGACGCCACCCTGGCGCAGCAGACCATCACGGTCCGCAAGCAGTACGGCTACCGCCGCTACTCGAGTGAGCTGCTGGCTGACGCCACCCCGGCCTGGAATGAGTTCCTGGCCAACACGCTGGTGCGCGATGTCGCGCTGCAGCAGGACAGCCAGTTCCTCCAGGGCTCGGGATCTGCGCCGCAGATCCAGGGCCTGATCGGCTACTCGGGCATCACCGCCGGTCCATCGCTCGGTGCGAACGGCGCGAGCCCGACCTTCGACCACCTCTTCGACGCGGTCTACAACCTGCGGGCGGCCAACGCGGAGCCTGACTTCGTGATCGCCCACCCGCGGGTCCTGAACAGCCTATCGAAGATCAAGGACACCACCAACAACTACCTGCTCAGCAACGCGGGTGGCTACGGGGTGCCGACCCTGATGAGCACCGGTCTCAAGGACGCCGCCGCGCCCAAGGCCGTCCTGCTCGGCTTCCTGCCGGTCTGGTTCAGCTCCCAGCTGAGCATCACCCTGACCGTCGGAACCTCGACCGACTGCACGACCGTGATCCTGGGCAACCGGGCCAACGTGCTGCTGCTCGAGCGCTCGGGCATCGAGGTCGCCTACAGCGACCACGTCTACTTCAACTCGGACGAGTCGGCGGCACGGGCCATCGGGCGGGCGGCGATCGCCATCCTGCAGCCCGCGGCCGTCGAGACCATTACCGGCGTCCGGGCGTAAGCGCATCTCCTTCCTCCACCCTCGCCGTGGTCATCAGGCGGGCTGGCATCCACCCCCGTCGTACGGGCTGCCCGACTGGCCGCCGTTAGCGGCCATTTCCATCCTCATGTTGCGAAGAACGGAGACGACATGGCCCAGAAGAAGGCCGCCGGCAAGGCGGCAAAGGCCGAGCCGAAGCTGGTGGCGTGCGCCTGGTGTGGCCACGACGTCGAGCCCGGCATCTGCCCGCATTGCGGGCATCACGTGGCCGGCACGCTCGACGCGCCCGACGAGGGCGCTGCCGAGGACGCTGACGCGGTCGACGAGCCCGAGGCCTAGCGCGACATGAATCGCGCCGAGCGGCGGCCGTTCGCCCGTCAAGCTCCGCCACGCCTCTGCGGATTGTGTGGTGCAGACCTCTCGAAGGTCATCGATCCGGCTCGGCATGTGGCCCGTCACGTCCAGGACCGCAGCGGGATCCCAGCACCTGTGGCGCGCCGCGTGATCCAGACGCAAGGCGGCATCTGATGGCTGGCGTCCGCGTCCGTCACCCAACCGCCCACGACGTGCGATACACGGTCGTGGAGAAGGACAAGCCCTACCCAGTGCCCTACCAGTGCACGCCGCCGGCGATGGGCGGCTGCGGTTCGGTGCACCTGTTCAAGACGCACCATCTCAACCTCGACAGCACCGGCGGGGTGCTGATCGGAGATGTCCTCTTCGAGCGGATCCGCAATCGTCTGGCCCTCGATGGCTTCGTCATGGACGGCCACGTCGCTAAGCCGCCGCCGGTCACGTTGGGCGTAGGCGTTCGCAGCCTCGAACGACCTGGCACCCAGATCCTTCACTCGCCCAACAACTAGGAGCCACCGATGGCCACCTCCCTCTCCAAGATGGCGGTCGACGAGCTACTCGCCGAGAACGAGAAGGTCATGGCCGAGCGCGCCGCCGCCGAGGCGCCGCTGAAGGCGCGCTCGCAGGCGATCAACGTGGAGCTCAACAAGCGGGCCGCCAGCGCCCGCCTGGAGGCAGCCCTCGAGGGGCTTGGCCCGGATGAGCGAGCCGAGCTGCTCGCCGCGGTGAAGGGAGCCTGACGTGGCCAACGGCATGTACGTCGCCGCGCGCAACGGCTATCAGGGCGCCCACGCCACCCGGGTCGATCTCGACGCCGACACCATCAAGTTCGTGATGACCGACCACGGGACGGTCACGCCGAACCTGACCACCCACGACTTCTACGACGACATCAGCGCTGGCACCGTTGGCGGCAAGAGCAACGCGTTGGCCAGCAAGACGATCGGCACCGTGGCCGCCGGCGTCTTCGATGGCGCGGATCTGGTGCCTGCCTGGACTGCCGTATCGGGAGCGAGCACAGAGTCGATCAGCATGCTCAAGGACACCGGTACCAACAGCACCTCCGATCTGCTGTCCTACTGGGACACGGGCGTCACCGGCCTGCCGTTCACGCCGTCCGGCGGTGACGTCAACCTGCTTTTCAACGCCTCCGGCATCCAGCAGATCTAGCGGGGGGCCATTTAGCCGATGGCCTTCCCGACCATCCCGACCGTCGCCGCTGGGCGTGTTCTGTCAGCGCTGGCGACTAATCCCGCCGGAACACACACGTCGCCCAATCTCTCGTCTCTCACGAAGAACGCCGGCGATCTGCTGATCGCCATTGTCATCATCTACGACGGCAACTCGACCAACGCCGAGTTTTCGTCGTGGGGCGGCGGCTTCACCGAGTTCGCCGACTTCGCGGGCACGACCACGATGGGCATCGGCTGCGCCTACAAGTGGTCGGACGGAACTGAGACAGGCACCTTCACCGTCGTCTCGGCGGACACCTCGGCCAACGACTCGGCGTTCTTCCTGCTCTCCATCCCCGGGGCGCACAGTGCCACGCCGCCCGAGGGGGGCAGCTTCGCGACCGGGACCAGCGCGGCGGCGGATCCCGCCTCGTTCAACCCAGCTGGCTGGGATGCAGAGGACACGCTCTGGATCGCCGTGGGTGGCAGCGGCGAGGTTTCGACCACCGGCTCGTTCACAGGCATCGCCTCGGCCCCTGCCAACTACAGCGACTACGCCGACTCTGGCATCAGCGCCGACGTGGTGGGTGGTGTCGAGGGGGCGGTCGCCTTCCGCCAACTCAACGCCGCCAGCGAGGACGTCGGCACCTTCTCGTTTGACCTGTCCAACGCCCGCAACTCGGCACTGGTCATCGCCGTCCGGCCTACGCCGGCGGTCACGCTGCCGCTCATCGACCAAAGCGCCACGCTGTTCGCGCCGAGCCTGACCTCGGATCTCAACCTCGCGCTGCTGAGCCAGCTCGGCCAGCTCTTCGCCCCGACGGTGGAATCGGCAGCCGGAGCCGACAACATCACCCTCCCGCTGCTCAGCCAGAGCGGGCAGCTGTTCAGCCCGTCGCTGGCCAGCGCGATCACCATGCCGCTGCTTGACCAGTCGGGCGTGGTCTTCGCTCCGGCCCTCTCCTCAGACGAGAGCCTGCCGCTCCTCCAGCAACTGGGGACGCTCTTCAATCCGGCCATCAGCTCGGACGAGTCGCTGCCGCTGCTGTCCCAGCTGGCAGCGGTCTTCGCGCCGCAGATCACCGAGCCGGGCGGCGTGCCGAACATCACGCTGCCACTGCTCAGCCAGGCAGGGGCCGTCTTCGCCCCAGTCGTGAGTGCAGACGAGGTTCTGCCACTACTCCAGCAGCTCGGGGTGGTCTTCAACCCGACGCTGGTCGCCAACGTGCACATGGTGCTGCTCCAGCAGCTGGGCGTGGTCTTCGCGCTGGGAGTCAGCGGCCCGGGCGGTCAAGGCTCGGTCGGTGTCCGGCCCGGCGGCGTGGTGGTAGCCATCATCCCGACCGGCGATGTGATCGTGATCCGGTCCGGCGGCCGAGTGACGGAGTTCTAGCATGCCGATCCTCCATCCCTCGATCGACAACCCTGACGAGCTGCTGGCCTGGCCCGGTCCTGAAGGCCCGGTCAACCGGATCCAGATCGAGCGCTCCGACACCGGCGGCGGGGCAGGCTACGCCAACATCGGCAGCGTCACCATCCAGGCCGCCACCCGCGCCTACACCTTCTACGACCCGAATGGCGACAACGCGGACTGGTACCGCTGGTACGTCAGCAACGCGGGCAACACCTTCCCGTCGAGCGCCAACCGGCTCTACTCCGAGGAGCAGCAGCCCGGCGAGACGACGCCCACCGCCACGGGTGCCTACGCGACGCCGGTGAACGTCAAGACGCGGCTCGGGATCGACGACACGGACGACGACGAGCTACTGGGGCGCGTGTGCGACCAGGTCAACCAGTGGATCGAGACCAAGACGGGGCGGATCCTGGCGCCGATCGCATCGGCCGTCTACACGTTTGACGGCTACGACGCGGTCGAGGGCGCCCGCTGCCTGCTGGTCCCGATGGGCGTCCGCGTGGTGAGCCTGCTCGAGATCGCGCCCTACACCGGCGCCACCTTCAGCACCATCCCGTCGACGGACTACTTCGTGCGCCCGACCACACAGGAGCGCGATCCAGGCTGGCCCGGCACCGAGCTGTGGATGACGGACATTCCATCGGCCTCGAACCCGTACCCCTACTTCCCGCCGGGCTTCGCCAACGTGCGCCCGACGATGGCGGCCGGCTGGCCGGCCATCCCTGACGACGTCATCGAGGTGGCCGAGGCGGTGGCGTCCCGCATGTTCCTGACCGCCAAGAACGGCCAGGTCGACCAGCAGGGGAACGCCGAGTTCGGGGCCTCCTCGATCGGCATGGAGCTGTGGGGCAAGGCGCTGCACCTGATCGGCAAGTACGCCGTCAAGCGCGTGATGCTGGTCTGAGGCGAGGAGGACGGAATGCCGCGCGACTTCGCGATCGACACGCACGAGTTCGCCAACGCCGCCCGCGCCCTCGAGGACGCCGAGTTCCGCTCTCTGGCTGACCAGACGGTGGGCGGCGTCCTGAGTCGCTCATCGAACATCGTGCGGCGCCACGTCCGTGCCGAGGCGCGCCCGCACCGCCGCACCGGCAAGATGGCGGGCAGGATCCGGGTCTTCCGCAAGGGCGTCGGCCTCGATTCGGAGTTCAGGATCAGGGCCGGCGGCCCCGTCGCTCACCTGGTCGAGCGCGGCTTCGCGGCCCATGAGATCGTGCCGGAGACGGCGCGCGTGCTGGTCTTCAGGGGAACGGGTCGCGGCGCCCAGGCTGTGCGGGGCTTCGCGGCTCGTGTCCGCCATCCCGGCTATCGCGGCGACCCGTTCTTCGATCGCGGGGTAGAGGCCTCGACCGACGAGGTGCAGGACCAGTTCAGCGCCGGTGCCAAGACGATGGCCAACAACCTGGCCTTCCGGATCCGGCGCAAGCGCTGATGAACCTGCAGGATCTCGCCGACCACGTCGCCGCTCGATATGCGCCGGGGGTCCTGATCCCGCCAGCGGGTGAGCAGGACATCCGCGTCGCCACCGCTGAACCACCGCAGAGCCTCACGGTCTTCCCGATTGTCCTGGTCTACGCGACCAGCGAGCCGGCGACGTTCGAGGAGAAGGTGCAGACGCGGATCAGCGTGGTGCCGGTCACGGTCGAGTTCTATCTCGAGAACAGCGGTGACCTGAAGCGGCGCATGCAGCGCCTGCACAAGTGGGCTGGCGTGCTGCTCGATGCGCACCTGGCCCACGTCCAGATGGAGCTGCCGATGGTGGTCGCCGTCAGCCGCGCGCGCAGCCTGCAGATTGGGAACCTCGAGTACGGCGGGGTGCCCTACCCGGGCATCTCGATCGTGCTCGCCATCAGCTGCTCGGAACCGATCACGCCCGTTGCCTAGGGAGACCTCCATGGCCAGCCGCAAGTCAGCGTCCCCGGAGCCCGTTGTCGTCTATCCGGCGCCCGACATAGTCGAGCGCGGCGAATACCTGGCCGGCGTCGGGCTCGACGGCGCTGAGGTTCCGGGCGACCTCGCGGCTGAGTGGCTGGCGGCGGGCCTCGTCACTCTCAATCCACCCGCCGCTGAGGAGTAAACCGCCGTGCCAGGTACGCAGATCTTCACTTACTTCAACGTCGGCAAGGAGACGACCCGCGGCACCCCGGTGGCGCCGACCAGGAAGCTCTACGCCGAGGGCACCGGCGTCCTCGACGTCGAGCCCAGCCTGAACTTCCACGAGGGTGAGAACCGCGGTGTGCGGACGCGGATCACCCGCGCCACCCAGCAGGCCGAGGACGTCAACCTCAAGGCCAGCTTCGCCTCCGGCGTGGGTTACGACGACCTGGTCGTACCGTTCAGCCAGCTGAAGGGTGGCGTCACCGGCACTGGCGCCGGTGCCGACAAGACCTGGACCTTCACGCCGTCCATGACGGCGCTCAACAACCCCGAGGCCTACTCGATCGACGTTGGTGACGACATCCAGAACTGGCGCATCCAGTACGGGATGATGAAGTCGTTCAAGCTCACCTCCGCGCTCGGCGAGGTGACCGGCCTCGACATGGAGTGGTTCGGCCAGCGCGCCATCAAGACCGCCAAGGCGACCCCCGCCGACAACAGCGCCGTCAAGATCCCCGGCGACCTGTGGACCGTGAAGTTCGCGACCACAGCGGCCGGCCTGACGGGCGCATCGGTCCAGACCAACTTCCTGATCGACTGGGAGCTGGAGGTCATGACCGGTCTGGTCTGGCGTCACTACATGGACGGCAACCTGTTCGGCGGCCAGCACGTCGAGACCGACATCGCCGGCACCCTGAACATGACGGTCGAGTCGACCGCCCTGGCGGTGTCGGAGTTCTACGACAAGTGGCTGGCACAGACGCTCGACTTCATCCGGCTCAAGGCGCAGGGCCCAGTCCTGGGATCCACCTTCTACTCGGCCCAGATCGACGTGCCGGTGCTCTACTCCAAAGTCGAGCCGATCGGCGCTGAGGACGAGGGCATCAACCTCTACAAGATCGCGGCCAACCTGGCCTACGACACGACCTCGGCCGCCTCGATCGCACCGGTCATCGTCAACAGCCTCGCGGCGCTGCCGTAAGGCACACCAGGCGGCCGGGCGCCTTCGTTCCTGGGGCGGGCCCGAGCACCCGCCCCACCCCTGCTCGGAGGGTTCCCATGCCACCTCAGGTTGTCCCCGCTGTCGCCCCACGCCCAGAGACCCGCACCGTTGAGGTGCATCTCAAGGGCGCCTTCGAGGGCTGGTACTGCAAGGCCAAGGCCGACTTCCCGGCGCGCCAGCTGGCCGCCCTCGGCTCGGGCGACATCGAACGCATCATCGAGGTGCTGGGCTCGATCGTGCTCGAGCACAACTTCCCCAACGGCGACGGTGAACTCGCCGCCGAGCTCGGCGACGTCGACCCCTACGAGGGCCTGCTGAAGGCCGGCGAGTCGATCTTCGAGGAGCTCGGCAAACTCCCAAACCGCTGAAGGCCGCCCTGCACAAGTACCGCGAGGGGAAGCGGGTCGGCCTGCCGCTGAGGGTCGGGGTGCACCTGATCGCCGCGCGCTACCACCAGGTCCCCCGCTCGGTCTGGGACTGGGCGGCAGACGACCTGATGTTCGCCCTATCGCTCGAGCCTTTCCTCGACCCTGACCCATCTGGAGGCCGGCATGGCTGACTCCGATCTGACGCTGGTCATGAAGGCCAAGGACCTGGCC